TTGAAGCTGCTCAAGAAGGCTGGCCATCAAGGCTTGTTGGGCAGGTGTCAGGGTGCGGCGCTTGGCGAGATAGGCCATTTCCTCTTCGGAAACGCCGTCCGTCCTCAACGCACGGGGCAAATGTTGTCATGATGTTGCCGCGCCAAGCCATGCCAGCAACAAAAAGCGGGGAGCGGGGTCTAGCGCCCGCGCGATGGCCTCTGCTAATATCCACATCGTCATCTCGCCCAGTTGAGTTGGGTTGATGGAAGTCGCCGCCCGGGTTTCGTCCACCCGGGCGGTGGCGTTTTGGGAAGGGTCATCCGCGGACCAGCTCCCGGCAGTCGATCACCACGCGCCCTTGGCGGATTATCTCCACCTCGATAGGCGCCAGCAGCGCACCCGACCAAAAGCCTTGGCCCGGTAGCACCCGCCAGAATTGGCGACCATCATCCTCGTAGGACGGCTGCACCCAGGCTTGCGTCGGTCGCGGCTGTGGACCTGCTCCACCGGGCCAGCCCACCGCCTCGCTAAAAATCAGCACTAAGCAGGCTTCGAGTTCCTGGCTCATCCGATACGTCCCCGCGCTTCGCGGATTTCTTGGCAATTTATGCAAATGCCATAAATCAGCCGATGGGCCAGCAGCCTTTCGCCGCAATCAGGGCAGTGGGTATGCCGCTCCGCTTGCCGCGGCCCCGGGATACCCCGTGCCGCCTGAATCGCCCGCTCCAATTCTGCCTCGATAGCCTCGTTGGCCAGATCCACAATGTCAGCCATCATCTTTCCCCAGCCAGACATTCACGGCGACCAAGGCGATGATCGGCACCCCCACGAACAGGGCCACATAGGCAAGGCTGGCTAAAATCTCCATCATGCCCGTGCCCCCGCCAGCGAGGCCGGACGGGGCCAGGCGGTAGCCGGTACAAAGCCCGTAGCGTCCACCATCACCGGCAGAACCAGCGGTCGTGCCGCGTGCTTGGCCAGTTCCCGCCGTCGGGCGCCGCACGCCTTGCAGATAGCCGGGCCGTGCGTCTCCGCCTCGGCGCGCAGGACCGCCAGGTAATGCGGGGTCGTGGCCTTGACGATGCCGCAGCAGTCGTATCGAGCGAGGAGGCGGTTAGGGGTGCTGATATCCGTCACCACCACCCCGCCGAAGCGCTCGCCCACTTGGATGGTGTGCCGCAGCGCCGCATGGGCGCACGTCTGGCAGCGCGCCTTGGGATGCCGGCGATGCTCCATCAGTTGTCCGTAACTGCGCACCAGGTCGCGCCCACAGCAGGTCATGCGGACCTGATAGCGGCGGCTCTCGCGGGGATACGCCTCCTGGCCAGGGAGCACGTCAATGACGTGCAGGTAGCCGCAGGTATCGCCAGAGTTGAGGTAGGGCGCGCTCATGCGTAGGCTCCGGCGAGGGATTGGGGACGCGGCCAGGCGGTCGCCGGGACAATCACCGCCCGCGCCTGGGCGCGTGGCACGCCCCGGATGCGGGTATAGCGGCACTCCCGGCATTGCCACGCCTCATTCATCAGCCGGGCCTTGCTGCGCATGGCATAGAGGGCGCTGTTACTGATCTGGCGGACGATGCCACAGCAGGCGTAACGCACCTGGAAACCGCCCGTCACCCAGGCCAGGACTTCCAGGCCGCCGAAGGTGTCGCCCACCTGGATACCCTCGCCTGCCGGCTGGCGCATGGATAGGCCGCGCGCCTGGTTGGCACAGCGGCCACAACGCTCGGAGCCGCGCGTGGCGCATTTCTTGAGGGTCTTGTAGGTGCGGATCAGTTGTTCGCCGCAGCAGGTCGCCGTCACCCAATAAGTGCGGTCCTTGGCCAGGGGGGCCTCATGGAGGAGCGAGTCGATGCGGTAGGCGCCGAAGACATCACCGGGCTGCATGGGGGTGTGGACGCTCACGGATTGGCCTCCGTAGGATTACGCATGATCGTTGCGTCCTGCCGCAGACCCCGCCGGGGCATAGTGGCGGGGCTCCAGGGGCTCTAAACTTTCGTCAAGGTCCCGCTGGATCAGGCGGCGGACATAGGCGCTCAGCGAACGGTCATCGGCTTTGGCCTTGTGGACCAGGCCGGCATACAACGACTCGGTGAGCCAGATGCGGATATCAAACGTGAGGGGGTCAGACATGGGTGCCTGTCGCGGGTTAGAAGTTGGCAAAAAAACACCCGCGCCCGGCGGAGAGGCCGGGGCGGGTATGAAGGGCCAGGTGTGGCCTGAGGAGGACTTTGGGCATTTAGGCGGCGGCGCGGGTGGGTGAATCTGGCCAGAGATCAGGGCGGCAGCGCGAACGGGATACGCCTGTTGCGTCCTCGATCTGCACCGCCCGGCTGGCGGGGATGGCATCTACCCGGCCTTCATCCCACAAGGACCGCCAGCGGATTACCGCCGGATGCTTGACGCCTAGCCTCAGGGCCAGTTTCCCGACCCCCCCGGACAAGGCGATTGCTTCAGAGATGGGGTTGTTTGTCATGATGCCCTTAGTTTGTAAGCATGGCTTACTAATGTCAAGGCCCATCGCCACAAAACTGTAGAGTTCCACAAGTGATAAAGCACCGCACCCGCGCCAGACTGCCGTTATGGAACCCGCACCCGGTTTTGCCGAACGCTTCCGCCACGCCACCGCCCTTGCCGGCTTTGGCGATGAGCGCGGCTGGCAACAGCGCATCGCTGACGAACTCGGGGTGAAAAACCAGGCCATTGGCCAATGGATGCGGGGCGAAACCCTGCCCAGCTCCACCATGATGCTGAAAATCAGCCAGCGATTCGGGGTGTCCCTCGATTGGTTGCTCCTCAACCGAGGCCGAATCTACCCAGGGGACGGCGTTTCCGAAGAGGAAATGGCCTATCTCGCCAAGCGCCGCACCCTGACACCTGCCCAACAAGCCTTGATGGCCAGCCTTCTTGAGCAGCTTCAAGCCCCGGATGATGCTCGTTCCCAAGCCGCCTAAGCTCGGCCACTGACCGGGCCGATTTTTTTTGCTTGAAAATGTAAGTTTCGCTTACCTTATCGCTTGACATGCTTGTAAGCGCAGCTTACTATTCTCCTCAAGGGCACCAACAACCCAGACCCCGAGGAGACCCAAATGATTAGCCAATGCCCTACCGACCACTTGGAGACGCCGAGCGTTTTGTCATCGGAAAACGTCCGTTACCACCCGGCGGCTTATGGGCTGCAACAGCCCATTGTCTACTGGAGCGAGTCATACGGAACGCAAGGCTACGAGGCCGGCGACCATGACGGTATCCGCGACGGATCCAGTTCTGGCGTCGTGCTGGGCTTCACCCGGTATTACCAGAGCCTGGCCGACTATTTGGCCAGCGGTAAACGTGATCCGCGTGTTGCTGAAGTGAATCGCGACATTTTCGGGAGGCCCATCTAATGACCAACACCCTCACCGCCCACCTCCAGTCCGTCCTCCGCGACCCGGCTTTGTACGCCGCCATCATGGACCTGGACAACCAGGCCATCAGCGACCTCAGCCGCGACTTACGAGCCGCCCTAACCGTCGCGCACAACGTCGTCTTCGTCCGCACCCACCAGGAGCCGCAAGCGTGAGCAGCACCGAGTTCCAGCTTCAATCTTTCCTTGACGCCGTTCATTCATTACACCCGGCCTCGCTCACCTTGGATCAACTGGCCACCGTCCTCGCCGCCGTGCGTTTCGCCGCGCCGAGGTGGCAAGACGAATATCAACTGCGCCTCCAGGCCGTCGCCCGGCGCCGTGAGCTGGGAGTAGCGGCATGAGCGCAATCGCTTTGTTCATGGGCGCCTGGCTGCTGACGCTGATCTTCGCCGCCCTCTTCATGGTCGCCCTGGATGTCTGGATCGTGGCGCGCCGCGAGGCCATGCGCCGCATTAAAGGAGAAGTGAAATGACCGAACACGCTATGCACACGCTGGGTATTCAGAACCGGATGCTGGCCTTCCTGCATTACCTGGAAGTCAGTACCCCCGCCGCCGACCTAGCTCAATTGGGCGCAGACGAGATGCAGCGGGTTTACGCCGCCGCCGAAAGGCTCAAGCGTCACTCAGCCATTCTGATGGATGGGACTGCGGAGTATTTGAAATGAGTTACGACGCGCTGATTATTACCATGGCCATCATCGGCGTCTTGAGCGCCCTGTTTTTCGTGCTGGGCGTCCTTGCCGATCTCGTCTTGCCAGCTCTTGCCGGGCAGGCCGGACCACGGCGGCAAGCGACGTATCGAAAGATTGCTCGCAGAAAGCCGCATTGATCCCAGAAACGGCACCCGAATCACCCATGAGCCAACCATCCCCACCCGGAGTAACCCCGATGGGCAGTCACCTTGAAAACCCCGTCCGCCAAGCCCTCCGCACGTCCATCTTGCACGTCATCGACCGCAGCGCGGCGCCCCTGACCGTGGCGGAAATCACCGCCGCCCTGGGCGAAGACGACGCCCGGGAAGTCGCGCGGCTTTGTTACGAACTGCGGATTAAAGCGGGTCTGGTCGAGTTCGGCGAGCCGCGTTTCGTCCCCTCTCAAGGCAAGCCGATGAAGACTTACCAAATCGTCAGCACCGACTCCGCCGCAGCCGGGGCGGCTCGCACCGCCGCCAGTGCCGCGGTGGCCCTGGCGCAAGCGCCCAAGAAGACCAAGAAAACCAGCGCCCGCCCCGCCCCGCCCGCCCATCCCTGGCTGCACGCCACTTTGCCCCCCAAGACCGTCAAGCCGGCGCGCGTCACGCGGCCCTTACCGACGCACCTGCAAACCCCGCCACCGCCGCCAGCGCCCGCCGAGGCGCCCCTGGCGCACCACTGCGGCCCCGTTGGCACCCTTGCTGCTGATCCAGTAGCGACCAGCCCGGTTATCACTCACGAAACCCCCCTTGACGCGCCACAAACGGACCTGGACGCCGCCCTGATTGCCGCACTCAAGCACGTGCTCCCGGCGATGCAGCGCGCCGCCGCCGACCTGCCTACATCTATTGAAACTACCCCCGAGGAATCCCCCATGTCCGAACCGACCGCCACCTATCGCCCCGATACCGACCCGGGCGCCGCCCCGGATGGCCTGGTCTGGGCGCGCCAGGGCGCCGGCACTGCCCCAGCCACCTTTACCGCGACGCCCGACCTGGATTATATCCCGGATCCCGCCGCCTTCGTCCTGACCCCCGAAACGGAACTGGCCACCGCGCCGGTCGCGGATCCCGACACCCACCCGGCCCACCCGGGCGCGGGCTGCGCCGGCCATTGCGCAAATCATGCGCGGGAGCAGGAGCGCCAAGCCCTGGCCGATGCCGTCGCGCGGGACCTGCTGGAAAACTGCCGCCTAGCCATCGTGGACGCCATGCTGCTGCACGCCCACGGCGCCCTGGCGACAGATCGCGTCTGGCAAGCTCTGGCTCAGGCTTATCAGGCGGCGGCCGGTGAAACGCTGGAGATGTGCCATGGGTAATCCGGCGGCGGGACCGCGTGAGCGGATCGGGGTGCCCACCCTGCCCCTCTTGCAGCTTCTCCACTTCCTGCGCGCCGACTTGCGCCAAGCCCATCTGGACACCCTGGACCCGCCGACGCTCCTCACCCTGGCCGGCCAGTTCCAGCATTGGGCCTTGGCCTGCGAGGAGGCGTTCAAGCGTCCCAAGGGCCGGTCACTGGCCAAGGACGCCCCGGCGTTGCCGCCCTTCACCCTGACCGCGCCGGCCCCCACCCGGCGCGCGGCTTAACCCTAACCCCCAGGAGGCCCCATGGCCCGCAGTCTCAACCGAGTTACTTTGATTGGCCACCTTGGCGCGGACCCCGAACTCCGCTATTTCGCCTCGGGCGATGCCTATGTCCGCTTCACCCTGGCCACCAGCGAAAGCTGGAAGGACAAGACCTCCGGGGAGCCGATGGAGCACACCGAGTGGCATCGCTGTTTTGCCGCTCGCCGCCTGGCCGAAGTGATTGGCGACTACCTGCACAAGGGGTCGAAGGTCTACATCGAGGGCAAGCTGAAAACCCGCTCTTTCGACAAGGAGGGCACTACCCATTACATCACCGAAATTGAAGTGCGGGAGATGATGATGCTGGATGGGCGGGCGGCGGCCGATGGCGGCCATGCCTCCGCCGCCGCGCCGACCCCGCGCGCCGCTACCCGGACCCCCCGCCCGTCCGCCAGCGCCAAGGCCGCGCTGGATTTGCAGGCGCCACCCACGGAGCCGGATTTCGATGACGACATACCATTTTAGGAAAGCCAGTGATTTATATCATTGTTCTTGCCATTCTAAATTCCCTGAGGCCCAGCAAATGATCCTTGCCACCGCCATTCTGGAATCGACAATGAGCGCGCCGCCACCCCCGGGCCCCTCGCTCGATTACATCACGGTTGTTTTCGCCGTGCCGGACTTCGAAACGACCCTGGCCACCGACCAGGAACGCCAGGCTTACGACGACCTGTCCATGATTCTTCATCACCCCTGGCGGGTGCGGCTGGTGAGCGGTAATCACCTGCCCAGAGATATCCCCACCGGCCCGCCTGACCCGGCACCGCCCGCCACCGACCTGGTAAACCACCCAGCCCACTACACATCGCACCCCTCCGGGATCGAGCCAATCCAGATCACCCGCCATGAGTCATTCTGCCGGGGCAATGCCCTCAAATACCTGATGCGCGCCGGGCGCAAAGACCCGGACCCGCGTACCGACCTGTTCAAGGCCAGGCGCTACATTGACTTCGAACTGGAAGATTTAGCACGGCAGGGGTCGCCCGAGCCGCCCGGGGCCTGACAGGCAGCGGCGGCAGCCCCCAGCGTGCCGGTGGGGCGGTTGGCAAAAACAGCACGCAGCCGCGGCGGCCAGGTCTCGGATTTTCGCCGGCCGTGACGCGGCACCTTTTCACCTTGTGACGATGGAGAACCCATGAAAAATACCCTGGCTGACTTGAGCAACCACCTCTTTGCCCAATTGGAGCGCCTCTCCGACGAGGCCCTGGACCCCGAGGCCCTGACCCAGGAAATCCGCCGCGCCGGCGCCATTGACCGCATCGCCGCTCAGGTGATCTCGGTCGGCGCCCTGGCCGTCAATGCCGCCCGCCTCCAGGGCGACCTGCAACCGGGCCAAACCCCGCCGCGCCTGCTTGGCCTGGACGGTGGCCAATGAGCCGGCGCCGGTGGTTTCCCGAACACATTGCCTGGCTGCGCGAAGCCTATCGCCTGCATCGCCAGAAGGAATTGCCGCCGTTGTTCGAGGCCCGCTTTGGCCAGCCGGTCACAGTGGAAGCCATCCGCAGCGCCATCGTCCATCACCGCCTGACCAGCGGCCGCGGCACCGGCTGCGCGAAAGGGGAGCGCATCGTCTCCTGGTTCCCCGAGCGGGTTGCGTGGCTGCGGGAGCACCGCCCACGGCTGCAAATCCCCGCCTTGACCGTCGCCTTTAATGCCCATTTCGGGACCGATTTTCAGCCGCATAGCGTGGCCAATGCCCTGAACAGGTATCGGATCCGGAGCGAGACCGACACGCGCTTTCAGCCGGGCTTTACCCCTTGGAATAAGGGCCTGGCCGGTTACGATGCGGGCGGGCGCTCCGGGGACACCCGTTTCCGTCCGGGACAGGTGATTTGGCACCAGATGCCTGTCTGGAGTTATCGCCAGGAACCGGATGGGTACTGGTATTTTAAGTTTCGCCAGGAGTCCGCCCCGGGCCTGTCGCGCAAGGACTGGATCGCCGTGCATCGCCTCAATTGGGAGGCCGCCCATGGCCCCCTGGCCCCGGGACAGGTGGTGGTGCTGCTCGACACCGACCCCAGCCATTGCGAGCTGGACAATTTAGCCTGCCTCACCCGCCGTGAACTGGTGGTATTCAACTGTCTCATTGCCGAGGTCCCGCCCGACCGCGAGGCCCGCCGGGCGCTGGTGGCGCGCGTCAAGCTGCGGGTAGCGGCCAGCAAGGGCGCCGAGACGCTGGGCCTGAGTGTCAGCCAGCGTCAGGCCATGCTCGGCACTCTGCCCCGCTTGCAGCGTCAGGAGGTCCGGGTATGAATGCCCGCAGCATCATCCTCCGCTATTTGCGCCGCCACGGCCACGCCGGGTTATGCCTGGTTGATGAACCGTTTAACAGATGTGGCTGCGGCATTGACGATTTCGCCCCGTGCGGCGAAGGCCCTTACCCCGAGTGCCAACCCGCGCGGCGCCTGATCGTGCCGGAGTCCGGGCCGTTGATTGATCCCGCCTATGGGCAGGAAGTCGAGCACGATGGCCTGCCGGGTGAATCGGTTTATGTCCCTATTTTTCAGCATCGGAGAGCCGCTTGAAAACCTACCAAATCACCGTCAGCGCAACCCAGGCCAAGGCCATCGAAACCGCGTGCGACCTGCTGGCTAGGATCATGATTGGCCAGAGTCACGAAGTCGCGCGCCATTTGCCTCTAACGGACCCCGTCGAACAATGGCACGTCGGGCGCGCCATCGAGGCGATCACCAAGCCCGCCTGCGGCCTGGTCATGAATGAGTCATTTGGGGTTGGCTATTGCGAGCAGGCCGATGTGTTGTTTGACCTGTCCGAAGTCATCCGCCACAAGCTCGCCTGGGATAGTGCCAGAGCCCAAAACCTGCTTACGCCATCCGGCGGGCGGGATCATGCCACGATGTCGGGCCTGTGCTACGACCCACCAATGCAGTGGGCGAAGCATCAGCCATTGGCCAAAATTGAGGCAGTGGAATGACTGATTCAGAACTGCACATCGCCAAAGTGCGCCTGGCCAATGCCGCGCCCGACCTGTTAGCCGTCTGCGAGGATTTAGTAGAGTCGGCGGAATATTGGTGCGAATACGATGTGCCCATCGGTATTGTGGACAGGCTCAAGGCGGCGATTGCCAAGGCCAAGGGGGAATAGCAATGACTGAGCAAGAACTTAGAGACTACTTCGCAACCCCGGCCAAGATTACGCGCATGAAGGAGGAAGGCCGTGCCCCTCAGTTGTAGTTGTGATTATGATGAATACGAGTGGTATTACTGCGCGCCGCAGGATTATTCCCAATTAACTGGCGCTCGCGCCACTCGCTGTCGGTCGTGTAAGACGTTGGTGAAACCCGGAGCAATCTGCGTCGTATTTCCCCGTCATCGTTACCCGCGATCAGATATTGAGTACAAAATTCATGGCGACGGTACTGAAATACATCTTGCCGATTGGGTACATTGCGAAACCTGCGCCGACTTATGGTTCAGCCTGTACGAGCTGGGGTATGAGTGCATATCGCCGGACGAAGATGTCCGAGCACTGGTGAAGGAATATTCTGCGCTGCACGCGATTGGCAAGGTCGAGGCAATAGCAGGATAAGGCCATGGGCATCGCCACAACAACATCGTCACCACGCTACGCAGCACCGGCCGGGGTAGTGATTATTTCGGCACCTGTGACCAATGCGGGAAGCAAATGTCAGAATGCTTTGTTCGCCAGCATCAACGGGAGTATCGACGCCAGGACGGCACCCTTTATTACTCGCCAATGTACGGGGGCTCTTACGGGCATCAGGCTTGCCTGGAAGCATTGGATAATGCTTTAACTAAGCCGATCTCTTAATTAAAGAAAAACCCTTTACTTTAAGTAAGGACCGACCATGAACGAAACCGAACTCCGAGATTACTTCGCGGCCGCCGCTTTGACGGGGCTTCTGTCCGCTGATCCAACTTACCCTACCGAGTGGCACATCGCCGCTACTGCGGCGTATGAGGCGGCCGATGCTATGCTCAAGGAGCGCAAACGCGATGAGCACTGAACAATGCTGCGGAACCTGCCACTATTACTGGCGCCATAATGCCGAGCGTGGCTATTGTTTGTGGCCAAATCTTCGTCCGCTGCCGAGCTGTATGGATAACCAAGATTTTGAAATGGCCCAAGAGGGAGGAAGCAAGTGCCCATTCTGGCAGGCCAAGGAGACCACCACCCCATGACCCCCATCCACCCGTCCGCCCTGGCCCCGGAAGACCTGGAGCGACTGACGGGTTACCGGCAACAGGCTGACATCGAAAAATGGTGCAACAAAAATGGTGTGCGCTTTTTTCGAGGCAAGGCGGGCGTATGGACCACGCTGGAAGCCGTCAATTCCGCCCTGGGGCTCACTCGGGCTGGCGAACGGCCCCCGGTTACGCTAGATTTCTGAGGCATGAGCCCCCGCCCCCGCGACCCGCACCAAATCCTGCCCAACGGCATCAAAGCCCTGGCATTGCCCACGGGCGTCTATTTCGAGCGCACGGGCCGTGGGCGCTGGCTGCTCAAGCGGCGGGTGCCCGGTAAGATCAAGCCCCGCTACACCCGCCTGGGTGGCCCCGAGATGACCCTCCGGGACCTCTGGGAAGCCTACGAACTGGCGGTAGCTCCACCCCCGGCAACCACCATCGGGGACCTCATCGGTGAGTTCCAACGCTCCCGGATCTGGGTCGGCTTGAGCCAGAACACTCAGCGGGACTACCAGTGCTGTGCCGACGCGATCCAGAAGCAGCAGACCACGGGCGGGGTCCCGGTCGGGGAAACCCGCCTGATCGACTGGACCCCCGGCGCGGTGCGCAAATATGTGGACCGGCGCGGCGAGAGTTCGATTTCACGCGCCAATCACGAACTGCGTTTTCTGCGCCGCCTATTCGCGTGGGGCTACGAGCGGGACATCATGGCCAGCAATCCCGGGGCTGGCGTCAAGACCTTGCCCGAGCCGCCCCGCCAGCGCTACGTCTCCGACGCGGAATATGAGGCGTTTTTGATGTTCGCCGGCCCCCGCTATCCCTACCTAGTGCCGGTGGCCGAGCTGGCCTATCTGTGTCGGCTGCGGCTGTCCGAGGTGTGCGACATCCGCCGCGCGGACATCACCCCCGCCGGTTTGTATGCCGCCCGGCGCAAGGGCTCCCAGGATGCCCTGACCGGGATCACCCCCCGCCTGCAACAGGCCATTGATCTCGCCCTGTCCCTGCACGGACAGATTGCCTCCCTGTACCTGATCGCCGGCGCCAGCCATGGCCGTATGGCGGAGACCACGATTCAAACCGCTTGGCAACGTGCCATGGTCGCCTGGTCCGAACTGGGGAATGCCCGGTGGACATGCCATGACCTAAAAAGAAAGGGTATTTCCGACACCGAAGGCGACAAACTGGCCGCCTCGGGCCACCGCACCCTGGCCATGCTGCGGGTGTACGACGTGTTGCCCGCCAAGGCGCAAGCTACAAGGTAAGCTACAACCCCATAAAAAAAGGCCAACCGTTTCCGGTAAGCCTTTGTTTTATTGGTGGGCCGTGAAGGATTCGAACCTTCGACAAATGGATTAAGAGTCATCCGCACTATCCGGCTTTTTCAAGCGGTTGGCCTATTTCTCAAGCTACAAAAGCGCCGGATGGTGGCTAAGTAGATCAACGCCTTGGCGGGCGATGCTACAGGGCGCCAGCCCCACTAGCCCCGGTTCGCCAGGTCAGATGGGGGCGGGTGGCGGATCGGAGGCAGGTTTAGAGGTTCATGGCTAGGCGCTACCCCGCCATCGTCTGCGGCATCAAGCCTCTATACTAAGAGGAATCATCGTTTGACAGGTATAGAGCAAGCCTTCATTTTCTCCTATATCAAGCAGTTCGCCATTCACATAAATAACGCTGACATCAAAATCGGCGGCATGGATATGAAAATCGGCAAATGGCAACGATTGAACCGCTTGCAAAACCCAGCACGGAAAAATTACATGCTTTTGGTTGATATGAAAAAGATCGTAGATGGAGTTGATAGCTTGGTCACCGCCGGTGGTAACTGGCGATAACGTATAAAAATCACTCACATCATCTTCTGTTGGGACTCCATCCGCCGTAAAGACCAGATCAACTTCCCCTAAAGTGTCAGGGCCATTGACAAACTTGATCGACGGAGTTGGCAAGGACCAAGTATGATCGCTGGTAGTCACAGGATGCAAACACTCATCTGGGTAATAGTCCTCAGGCTCTAAATTTGGTGGCAAGCCGTTGATGAATGTGCAATCTTTGACAATCACGGATTGACCTAACCGATAGGCTTTTTTGCTGTGATAAATTATCGGAAATGAAAATCTCCGAATCGGGTCAACCCCCGCTCGGGTGATTTCTTCATCATAAATACGAGTGCGGGTGGTTACATAAGATGCCTCTGGAAAACAGTACGTCCAGCCCGGCTCTCCGTTCGGTCCTTCGGCTTCATAACACCACTGCACGACTTCTGAAGTGGTGGTGACTTCAATTGAAGAGACTGATTTATAAATTTGGATATCTAATCCACCCGTACATTGCCAACTAATATCGATCTCGTCTTCTGTCAATAACGTATCAAAAGAATAGGGATATTCCAAATCCCATCCATCTGGTAACAAATCTCCACGGGTGTGCGTAACTTCATGAATTTGGGTTTGCTGATATTTGATGACATACGGCAGCAGACTATCGCCATCCCACCGGGCGCCCAATACCACATTACGCTCACCCATCCAAGGATCGCCCGAGGGTGGCTTAGTAAAAGGCTCATCGCCCGTCATGACGACATTAAACGCTAATTCGGCTGTCGCCGTTGCCCAGTGATCGAACGGCACGACAGCGGAAGCCACGAAACCGCCAAAGCTTTTCCAAGGGGTTATGACATTGCCAAAATTATAGGTTGATGATACCGCCAATGCCCCGGATGTTGCAGAAAAACCAAAAAACTGGTTTGAATCAGAACCCCACCCGCTTTCCGGCTGGCTTATCACGGCGATCACGCGCTCCTGTTGATCCGGGATACTCTGATCACGGGCCATGACCAGGATATCGCCCTCTGCACCATAAGCCGCCAGTGCCGGAATATAGGGGTTGGCGTGGGTAGCGTACACCAGTAGATCAATGGCGATTTCGGTGTTATCGCGCACCACCTGCACCGACTGCACCATGGCTGCTAAAATGTTGTAACGGGTATCCCCCATACTGCAATAAGTAGTGGTTCCCACCCAATGAATTATCCGCTCGCCTCCAGCCCAATAATCGTCATAAACGGGGAAAGCAAAATTATTGATAGTGCTGTCACAGGCAATGGTAAAACCATCTTGTCCGTAATTTAGATAAATGCCATCGCCACCACAGCGACGCGTCTCCGTCGCCCAGCCAATCACGCGGCGTGAGTCCCACACCGCCATAGCCGATCCGGAACGCACCGGGAAATCGATCAACACCTCATCACCGGGCTGATACGTGCGCGCCAGACAATGCGCCACCGGGCAAGTTAAAATCGGGGACTCCGCTGGGTTGTAACGCCCATTGGTCGCCAGTTCCACGTCCCGCACGGCGCCATCCACAGCAAACTGGGCCGCCTCGATAGCGTCCGCATTGGCATCCCGGCAGGCTTGGATGGCCTCATCGCGTTGCTCGTCACAGGACTGCATGGCCTGCTCATAGCAGGCGGCTTTGGCTAGGGTAAAATACTCCGTGGCCTGGGTATAGGTGTCGTCACACACGGCCATAGCCGAGGCGATGCACGCCGCCAGATTCCAATTCTGGTTGCAGTCGGCTAGGTCATTTTCCGCCGCCTCCAGGGCGTCTTCGGCTTGGCCCAAGATCAATTCGGCCTGCATGGCGGGGTAATAGGCGGCATCGATGTCCGCCTCTGCCGCGTCAAGGTCGCCCTGGCGATCACTGCGGCAGGCGGCAAGGGCCTCCTCTGGGTCTTCGCCAGGATGTTCAGCGGGCCAGCCGGGATCATTGATCGCATCCACGCAGACCTGAATTTCGGCCTCGATAGCCGCCAGGGCTTGCTGCGCATCAACCAGGTCTTGCGCCGTCGTTGTCACCACGCCTTGCGCCACGTCCACGGCCGCCTGCTTTTCGTCAATCGCCGGACGGAAGGCCGCCTCGCACGCTTCCAGGCCATCCGCCACCGAGGTTTCACAGTTGGCCGGGCCGTCCGCGTAACAGGTGGCGCGATCCTGCAAGGCTGGCTCGATACTCGCGGAATAGGTCTCATCACAGATTTCGACGGCGGTGCCATAGCATTGATCCAGCCAAGCCTGGTCATAAACGGCGATGCAGTCATTTTTGATTTTCACCGCATCAAGCAAAGTTTGCTGCGCATATGCCAATGCCGTGCGTGCCGCGACGATATCCGCCTCGGCGTCTTTTGGATCAACGCCATCAAAATAAATCTGTGGCGGGGTGCAATCGATGGGGTTTTCGCTGTACAGGGTGCCCAATGATCCCGCGACCAGGGCCGGCGCCAGTTGCACGCTAAGATCATTCCCATCTTGCGCTATCACTGTCCCGACGCGCCAATTCGGGCGCCAGGTTTCATAGCCAGGATAGAGGGCGGAGTTCACGAACAAATGGCCGGACGGCAAGACGCGGGCATCATGCAAACAGGGTGGCGCCGCGGTCACAATAGCGGTGATGGCATGGCGCCCGTTCGGGGTCTTGGCCATCTCGACTTCAGTCCCGACGGCCAAGTCTTGATCGTACTGCGCCTTGAAGCAGGTGATTTGATATTCCCGCGCGGCGATGCCTTCCAGTTCGTTCAACTTGCGCGCAAGCGCGAATTGAATCGCCTGCTCGGTTTGCAGGTTGTACATCGCCTCCTGAATTTCCGGGAGCATTTCCAGGGCCGCCGCTTGCGCCTGGGCAATGATCGGTGAGTGGGTTTCCTGGCACTCCTGAATATGAGCGTATTCCGCCTCGGCGCAATCGAGCTCCACCACTGCCAGACAGGCATCGCGCGTCTTGGCCGCCAGGGCCGCGCACCGATCTCGCTCGCGTTGGCAATCCGGATCGCACTCGCCGATACCGGACTCGATATCCTCACAGATACGGATGGCCGCGTTATAAGCATTATTACAGGCGGTTTGCCCGGCCTCGACACAGGACGTAATCGAGAAGTCCAGCCGGCACAGCTCGTAATCGGCGGCGGCATTGGCAACCGCCGCCAGCAGCAGGGCGTAACCCTCGCGCGCTTCAGCCAGAGCGGTAAATGCGTCGGTAATCTTGGGAATGGTCGCCTGGTAGAGCTTGGTGTATTTCTCGATCTCATCCGCCAGGGGTTGCACCGCCAACGGCACGCCGACGATATAGCGCGACTCGCCCAGATTTTCGCGGATGACGCCTCTCATGATCCTGATTCGACCGGAAGGCGGGCAACCTCCATCGTCACCGCCATGCCCCCCGCCGACACCGCCACCGACCAGGTGACCTCGCCCACGGCGAAATTAAGGTCATGGTAGCGGACATAATCGCCAGGGCGGATGGCGGCGCGGGGCTCAATCCTAAGCCTGACATCGCCGGCAAAGGTGGTGGAGGTGTACAGGGCCTCGGTAAGGACATAGGTATAGGGCGGCGTGGCCGCGCGGCTGGCATTGCCGGAGATCGAAATGGACTGTGAATTCGGCCCGCGTGCTACCGAGACATCCCCCAGACTACCGCGCATCAGTTCCTCGCTTACCCCCGCCCGTTCGGACCAGAGGACGATTTCGCCATGGGTACGAGCCGCAAGATCCGCGACCTTAGCGAAGCTGGGCACCGTGACATTGTAATAACTGTCCGTCGCCACCCGATGCCTGACACTGAAATTACTGATCGGCAGCACGGCATCAGCCAGGCCATCGGCGGCGCCGGTGATTTTGCAGAAATAGAGCGTCACCCCCGGCGGGATGACAACAGCCGTGGCCGGCAGGGACCAAGCGAATGCGCGCGGGGTTCCGGCGGAAGCCGTAGGCCGGGCAATAAGGATCCAACCGGAGCGGGATATACCTTTGGCCATACCAATGGCCGGGAGCGGCTGGGCAATCGCTAGGAAGCCACTACGGGATAGGATGGAGGCCACACCAACCGGGGCGGCGGTAACAACCCATGCCTGTGGCCGCGCACTCATTAAAACGGAAGATATACCGCTGGCCGGTTGACCCTGCACCCGGGCGCGAAATATCAGCGCCGAGACCGCCTGCGGCGTGCCCAGGCTGCGCAGCCCACCTACCAGAGCGGAAAAGCCATAATTAACCGCTGATTGTGGGGTGCCGCCAGCCGAACCACCCGTCACTACCGCAAAGGACTGGCTGGCGATGCCCTCTGGATAACCGCTGGCCGGAATACCTTGTACCCAGGCCATCTGTGGGATGCGCCCCACGACCTGCGGCGCTCCTACCCCCGGAGGACATGAAACCCACCCCACTTGATGAGAAGCATGCACCTCTGGCCAGCCCAGCCCAGCCGAGGCCGAAGCCAGGGCAAACAGGTGGCTGGTCACGGCGGCAGGCAACCCTGCCACGGCAGTGCCTACGACCAACATTATCTGCTGGCTAACAAGGGCACCAGGAATGCCTAGCGATGGCCCCCCAGTAATACGCCCTTTCGGTATCAACGCCCCAAAATCAAAGGATGCCGCGTAATAATCCGGCGGGGTATAGGACGGCGCGCTCTGAAAGGAGAAGTCCGCCGCGTTATAATCCGGCGGGGTGTAGCTCATGCGGGGGTAATCCTACCAAGAATCAGATCATTGAATACCGTTCCCGCCGCGTCATCCGTCACCACGATAAAATGCTCCACCGTGGGGTTACGGATATCCGCCGCCAGTTGATAGGCGCCTGTCGTGGGATGACTTTTCGCACGGGTTGACAGGCGCCCGTCTTCGCGCCGATAGGCCGCCAGCCAGCGCTGGCAACCCTGCCCCGCCGCATCCGTGACCGTGCCGGACATTCGCCCGCCCTGAAAAGCCATGGCTTGCGGAATAAAATACCCGATTGCTCCCAGATCAGCCATGGTCGCTACTCCCAGTCGGTCGTTTCCAAAGCCACCCGCGCCCAGGTTGACGCATTGCAGACATCCAGCAACAGAAACGCGCGGCCCGCTTGGCTGCCATAGCCGGCAAAGGTATCACCACCAGCGCCCGGCAGATTGTGCAGGGGATTGTACAGCCCCGGCAGAATGCCGCGTTCCAACACCGTCGTCAGTTCCACGATGGTTACCGGATCCAATAACATGCCGCCGGTGGCCGGATCGGGATAAGCGCAGCCAGCGGCAGCGACGCCTAAAGCGCCAGAAGTAGATGCCGCCGGGCGCATATTGGATAATTTGACGACCTTAATAGCCCCATCGACCCCTGCGTAATTCCTGGGCATATAGTGGCCAGCGAGTGACGCCGTGGGGACAGCGATAGCCGCCGAAGACGGCAAAGTGGACGCCGATTCTCCGCACAGCAGGAAGGTGTTGTAAGGGTCGCCGCTATCTAGGCTGATTAAGTCGCCAAAGAAATACAAGGGCACCTCATCGCCGGCATTCAGCCCGGTCGCTTCCGCAAGATCATAGCCCACCCACAGATAAAAGCGTTTGGTATCTGCCGCTACCAGCCAGGGGCGGGCTACCGTATCTGTCGTTGAACTTTTGCGGATATAGCCCCCTCCAGAGAACTGCGCCGCAGTCGGAAACGGCCCCGTGCCGGTATTGATATCCGACATGGTTTCATAGCCCACCACCCGCGCCGAGCCGGTGCCGGAATCGTCCACGCGCAAATAACGGGCATTGCTGTTCGCCCCCTGGCGATAGGCGCGCAGATGAGTACTGGTATAAGCCGTGCTCCAGCCGGCGGCGGCTTTGGCGCCATAGCCATTGACCAGGCAGGCATCTAAGACGGCCACCAAGCTGCCAACATCGCCGGTCAGATCAGGCGCACTGGCATCATCCCAGCGATAAAGGGTGGGCATGGGTTGCTCCTGTTAGGAAAAGACAGCGCCCGCCGGAATCGACACCGACAGGATATCGACCGGCGCCCCGGCGATGACGGACAAGCTGTTCATCACGCATTTTCCCGCGACGGCCACCGTGCCCTGCTGGCAGGATAGCCGGTAATGGACGGTATCATCCCCATCGCAGAAATCCAGATAAGCGGCGGTGCCCGAGGCCAGGGCGGCGTCTTCCTGGGTGGCAATGGCAATGGTGATATCACCCGTGGTGCCGGAGACCGAAGACCCAGCGTCATCGATGACAAACTCGGCCAGCTTGACTGGTCCAGAGTCGTACAGTTTCAGTTTCGGCTCGGACGTGGTGTCGTCGAGCATTTCCGCCAGCAGGGCGGTGTGAGCGGCCACCCAGGCGGCAACAGAATAACCATCAGCCATCGTAGTTCTCCAGCTCTAGGCGAGCTTGCTTGATACCCAAAAAGTAAGCTGCGACTCATTAGCCCCAGCCAGCACGAAAGATTTCACCCGCCCCGCGTAGAGGCCATGGGCGAGGCTGAGACGCTGCTCCGCGTAGGCGGCTATCTCCGCCAGGGCGGCGCTCGTCGTCGCGTCCAGGCCCCGCAGGACCAGCGTCAGGGTGCGATCCGCTTCGGACCAGCCGCCGTCGCTGAATACCGCCCCGCCGTCAAGGGTCGGCGTGCGGGTCAAGCGGCGATCACGGGCGGTGGTGCCGGAGGACGGGGCCAGATCCAGGATGGGGGGATGGCCGAACCAGTAAGCGGCGGGGGTGAGAATGGCGATCATGAGCCGCACCCGAGCAGGAATTCCTCATACGAGCCGGAGACCGCGACTCGCACTTTATCAATGACGCGGAACATAAACGCTTCCAGTTCCGGTTCCAGGCCATCTGAGCTGATTTTCAATTCCACGCCCCCCCGTTCCAGCAGTGCGGTTTGCGCTTCCATACGGCGGATTTCGGCATTGACCATATCGATTTGCGCTTGGGCCAGTTTCTCACGGATGGCGTATTCGCGCTCAATCCAGCCTTCGATTTTGGATTGGTCCATGCCCTCCAGGCCAACCCACAGGCCGATCAATTCAGTGAGCACGTCGCCGGTATTTTGGAAGGAGGCGCCGAGCATTTCCATGGCCGCCACGGCGCGCTTGCTATCGGCTTCGATCTGCGCCACCTGGATATCGGCGGAGGCTTCGAAGACGGCAATCCGTTCGGCGGAGAGTAGCTTGCCCCATTCGAGGGCGAATTTTTCCGATTCGGCGGCTAATTCTTGGGCTTTCTTGGCGGCGTCTTCTTCGGACTTGGCCAGCTTGTCGAGACTGATACCGCTTTTGGTGGCTTCTGCTTGGATGGCGATGGTGGCTGCGGTGTATTCGTCTTGGGAGATTTTGCCGCTTTTGAACGCCTTGTCTACTTCCCCCAACATTCCTTTGAAATAATCCGCATTAACGACGGCATCGCCAGTCGCATCGCCCAGCTTCTTGGTGCCATCCGCCGCCAGGCCCATGGCCTTGTATTGTTCGGCCAGGGCGGGGTTGAGGTCTTTCTGAACATCAAGAAGCTGGCCCGTGGATTTTGATAGGCCGTCACCCGCGCCCGCGGCTTTTTCCCAGGCGCCGGTTACGTCATTAAATTTGAGCGTACCGTCGTCAACGGCTTTATTGAATTCCGCCATGGACAATGACGAGACGCCCAATTCCTTAGCGACTTTCTCTAGGTTGGTACCCATGCGGCCGATGGCTTCATCTGCCGGCTTGGCGGCATCGGGGAAGCCGTTCCACTTGGCGATCAGCTTGTCGGCGGCCTCGTTATAGCCCGTGACTTCGCCTAGCCATTTGCCAAACTCGAAAGCGGCGAAGGCGGTCGCCGCCGCCAGGGCCACCGGACCCAGGGCGGCGAAATTCTTGACCAACCCCCCCGCCCCGCCGATGACATCGGAGAAGGCCTTGGCATACCCAGCCAGGACATTGGTCGTCGTGGCCAGGCCGATGAAATAGCCCACCAGCGCCTGCGTTTCGGGCGATAAATCGGCAAAGCCCTTGACCAGCATGCCGACGATATCAAACAGGGGTTTTAGGCCCTCGATAACGCCGCCCGTGACTTCGACCAGGCCCGAGAAGACATCAACCAGCGTCTGGATAACTTTGGCCAGCCCTTCCGGGGTGGAAATATCGATCCCGTCAAAAATACCTTCAAAGGCATCACGCAATCCTTCAAAGGAATCCTCGAAATCACTCCAATCGATCAGCGCGAGCGCTTCGGGCAGATTCTCAGCGGCCGTCGCCAGCAATTCGGCAATATCCCCTAAGAAATCCTTGACGATGCCCAGCGGCACATCAAAAGACCCGGCATCCAGGCCCTCGCCAATGCCGGAAAACACGCCGGTCAACGCCTGGGAAATCTCGGTCATCTTGGGCAATAATTCATTGCCTACCTTGATGCCGACGGCCTCAATGGAATTGACCAGTTGCTTATTAGCATTGTCCAACGTGTCCGCCATAATTTTGTAGGCGGCGGCGGTGGCGCCAGCGGACGACTCCATGGCCTTGAGGTTGGCGGTGAACTTCTCGGATGAGCCCGAAGTGAGCGATAGGACGGAGTTCAGGGCTTCGGTGGAACCGAAGAAACGGGCCATCTCGGTGACGTTGCCGCCGGTGGCCTCATAGAGCTTTTTAAGCATCCCCTCCAGGCCGAGGGACTTGAGTTCGGTGACCCCGAAGCCGACACCTAATTCCTCGGCCGCCTTAGCCGCATCGCTGCTCGGCTTGATGATATTGCTCAGGGCCGCCTTGAGGCCGGTGGTGACCTCGCTGGTGCCAATGCCGTTGGCGGTCAGGGTGGCCAGAGCGGCGCCGATGGTTTCGATGGGCACGCCCACCGCCGCCGCCGTGGGGGCCAATTGGCCGAGGGCGTTGGACATCTCGGGGATGGTAGTAACCCCGAGTTTGACGGCGGTGAAAAAGACATCGGAATAGCGCCCGACCTGATCCATATCCTCCCCATAGGCGTTGAGGGTCGGAATGAGGAGGGTCATGGCCTCATTGATACTGGCCTTGCCCGCTACCGCCAATTGTTCGGCGGCGGCGACGGCTTTTAACGCATCTTCGTATTTGACGCCTGCCGATACGGCGTCATAGACCGCCTTATTGATATCGGCAATGGATTGAGTCGAGGTAGTGCTATAGGCCAGGATATCTTCTGAGAACTTCTCCATCTTCTCGGGGGCGATACCGAGGATGGAGTTTATTTCGCCTTGCGCCGTCTGAAACTTGGCAGCGGCGCCGGTAGCCCAGCCAATCATCGCCGTACCGAGGACCAGCATAGCGGCATCGGTGGCAAAGATGCCCTTGCTTAGATCCGCCATCGGCTGGGTGGCTGACTCGAGATTGCCCGCCAGATCGCCGACACCTTTGGACAAGGCCGAGATGCCCGTCCCAGTATTGTCAACGGCCTCGAAAACAATCTGGATGGTGCGGCTTAAATCAGCCATGCTTGTTCGCCTTTGCCTCGGAGTGCAGTATCCACAGGGCCAATTCCAAATCGGTTAGCCAGCCCTCGGGGATCAGGTCGGGACGCAATTCGTAGAGCATTTTATTGCGCGCCTCGGCCAGATATAAAGCGCCTCTCACCCGGTAGTCTCGGTAGAGGGCGGCAGCTTTTTTTCCACGTCGGACCCCTGGCCGGTCAACCCCAGGATGATGTTCGACAGGTTAAATAGGATGACCCCGTGATGCTCGTTTAAGAGCCGGGCCATTTCCAGATCGCAAGTGGGCGACACCAGCCCAGCGCAGACCAATTCCATGCGCCGGGGGATATCGGGGTCGAGGTCTTGCCCCCGCCCCAGGGCATCCTTGACAGCGGAGGCAATGGCGCCTTTGCTGCCGGCCGTCAGGGCCTCAGCCAGGGCCGCCTCGCGGCGGTGGGCCTGGCTGGCGCTATTGGCGCGGGCGATTTCGTTCGCCGTGAGGGAGCGGACCACAAACACCGCCGGCTCGTCCGGGTCGAACCACTCCTTGAGTTCAGGGACGGGCACCTCTTGCGTGCGATGTTGCCAGGGGGCTTGAACAAAGCCTGAGACATTGAACGCCATTATAGCGACTCCTTAAGCGCGTCGGCGCGGACCATATCGCGGACGGTGGCGCGCACTTGCTCCTGATAAAAAAGCTGATAGGCGGCATACTTGCCCACCCAGTAGCCGCCATAAAGGATGGCGACGAACACCACCATACCCACGGCGGCAGCGATCACCTGGGCCGTCGTGGATAGGGTTTGCATCATCAGGCGGCGACGTTACGCGCGGCGGATTCCGCATTGATGGTACAGCTCGCGGTGATGTTATCTCCGGCAGGATAGGTGCGGGTGATACCGAGGATGCCTTGCGCCATTAAATAGGGTGCGCTGTAGCGGTTCGGGTAGAACTTAAACCACAAATTCTGCCCCGCGAGACCGATTAAGGAATCGGTGACGCCATCATTGAGGTAAGCGGTAAAGGTGCCCTGGCCCAGACTGGAACTGGTGGCGCCAATCGTCCGGCCATAGACCTGGGTGGACGACACCGAATAGCTATTCTCCGGGGCCACGAAATCAGTGGCGATGGAAACATCGGCGAAGATCGGGGCGGCATACGAGGCGTAAACCTTCTTGGCTGCCGCCCCGGTATGGATCAGCGGCAAATCGTCAACAAAGGCGACTTTCCCCAAGTAGTAATCCACATCCCACACGGGATAATCCGAGCGTTCGGTATGGACACCGACCACGGAAAAAATTTCACTGGCGACGATATCCGCACTGGCTTGGGCGGCCAGGCGCACTTGCGCCAATTCCACGGACAGAACCGGGATCAGGGGCGGTCCCCCATTGGCGGCGCGAGTTTCGCTGAATTCGGTATGGTCCACACCGTCGATATCGGAGACGACGCCGGTCGAGGCCACGGCAATCGAATTGATGGCGTGGGTGTTGGCATCGGCGGGGCGGGTAACGACCAGATCGACGCTGGCATTGAAGAAGACCAGGGCGCCGGCGATATAGGCGGTGCCAGCCGCAACATCCACGGCATCCGCCAAGCCGGAGGCGGCGGGAGTCACTTCGCCACCCGTAAGCAGGCCGTTGGGGCGAATCACGGGAGAATAACCATCGCGGCGGGACCAGGGGGCGGCGGACCCGGCGAACGTCATGTGATTGCCTGAGTCGGTCAGGGCGGACAGGGCCACGGCGGTTTGCCCGGCTTCGTATCTCAATAATGCGTCTTTTGCGGAAGGCATGGGAATAACTCCAGGGGGTGATTAGGCGGGTGACGCCTGGGTGAAAACGAGTTGATATTGCAGAGCGGCGCCGACCAGTTGGCCGCCGTCTTCGTGGTAACCGGGGGTGGCGCCTTGAAAGCGTAGCTCGGCACCGAGAGCGGCTAGGCCGATGGTGGCCACGCCATCGCGGGCTTCCAGGGCGCGGCGCACGTCATCGATGATTTGATCGATCAGGCCATGTTCGGTATCGGTGGGGTGATCCGAGAGGCGGGCGAAGGCGGCGACCCGGTAGTCACGGCTGATTTGCTGTTGCGCATACCGCCCCTCAATCGTGCCGCGTTCGGGGATGAGGAACGTGCACGGGGCTTGCTGTTCGGCGCCCTTCGTCTGGCCGATGAACACGGACGCACCGACGCCGGACGGATAGCTGACGCCCTGGCAGGCCGTCAGCAGGGTCGCCAGGCGCTCGGTGATCTTGGTTGATAGCAGCATACGGCGGGCTCCGGGGAGGCCGAGGGCGGGGGTGGCAGATGCCCACAAGGTGGTCATGGGCGGCGCCGGAGAATCAGGCTGTAGAGGCCATCGGCATGGGCCGGTGGCTGGTCCACGACGTAATCAACACCGGGGGCGGTGGTCAGGGTATCGCCGATAACGGGCTCGCTGGCCAGGGCGGTGATATCGATCAAGCCCTCATAATGGTGCTGCGAAAACGTCAGGCTGCCATCGACCATAAAGGGATCGCTGCGCTTGCGAATCACCGCCGTTAGGTCGGTCGTGGTGGCGCCGTGGGCATAGCGCACCGGTTCGCCGAAGGTGGCGAGGGTGACCGCATTGAGGCTGGCGAGTTGCTCGGACCAGGCCATCAGCCAGCCTCCTTGATGCGATTGAGGCGATTGGTCCAGCCACGCCCGAACACCCGCCAGGTGCTCAGATTGCGCAGAAAGGCCATCCGCAATTCGATCAAGCGGGCGCGGGTATAGATGATCTCGCGCGGGGTGAGGATGCCCAGGGCCGTTATCAAGGCATCGTTGACAACCCCCGTCGCCGGCTGATTCACGGCTTCTTGTAGCCAGCGAATCGAGCGGGTGCAGCCAGAATTGACGGCCGCATCGAAGACCGGTAGGCGCAATTCAGGCGGGAGTTCATTGCACCGGCATTGATCCCAATACGCCTCCCGATAAATCCGGGCCGCGACCTCGCGCGGCAAGCGGCGCATGGAGCCCTTGTATCCATGGGCGCGCGCCGTGCGCTGGGTGATGCCCATATTCGTCGCCCCGCCGGGGTCGCTGGGGTGATTGACATAGCCCCCTTCGGATTCGAGGATATGCGCCAGGGCGGTATCAAAGTCCACAGGGCACCTCGACAGCAGCAGAGGCACATAACGCAGCAATCCGCGCGCTCAATTCCTGGTCTCCCTGGATACGCTCCGCCCGCTCAAGTGCCCCGTCGTCGGCGGTGTAGCGCGCACCCTGCTTGGCAAAAAATGTCAGATTCAGGACCGACGCAGAGAGGATGACGTTGAAAATCAGAATGCCGTAAAGCGTCCATCGGTGAACTGTAGCCATTACAAATTTTCCTTGATCCAGACCGCTGCGGAGTTCCAGGCCATAATAGTTCCGGCAATTGCTCCGGCTGCCCATATCACAATTCGCTGTGTCGTTTTTATCCATCGGTTTGACTCCACGACCTGCCGCAAATCCGATTCAGCGGCGTAAAACCAAGCGGACTTTTTGGAGTCCTCCTGCATCCACTCGTAAAAGCGCGCCAATTCCTCTTTGAGATCACGGAACTCATGCTCATGATGCACCCGCGTTTCGCCCAATTCTCGGGAGAGGTTCGCCAGTTGCACTTCCACTTGGCGAAGGTTAGCCATCACCACCGCGTGATCGTGCTGGCGCTCCTCGGTCTCACCCATTAGGGAGTCCGGCGGCGAAGATCAGGTAGAGCAACACCCCCGTTAGGAGGCCGTGACCGAAAACCGGGCCGTAATGGGTGAGGGTGGGGCGCAGTTTGGACATGATTAGATGGCCTTTTGGAAGCTTCCGGTCTTGTTGAACAGCCCCACCAGCACACCGATCGTCGTCTGGATCAGCGGCCACAGGATACCAATCTGGCCATTAGCCGCTTCCATGATGGCGCGGATGGCGGCGAGCTTTTCCTCACCTTTACCCGATCCGGGGATGGCCTCCTCGATGGATTTGATAGCGGTGATGATCGCGGGGAGGAGTTTCAACACGTCGGAGAGTTGGGTAAACCAGTTCATGATTTGTTATCCATTTGATAGAGTTTGATACGCGAGGCCAGAATGAGCTGATAAGCGCTCATGATCTGTAATTGCTGAGCGAGCAGTTCCTGTTCCAGCCGGGCAAGGTCATCATGGTCAGAGTGATTGATGAAAGCCACCAATCCCAGCATCTTCGTCGTCAGCGCACTGCGCTCTTCGATCAGCCGTTCTTGCCAGTCGGTCATGTCATTGTTCCGATCAAAAGGTAGTTGGCTGGGCTACACTGCGCGTCAGCGCCATCAGGCCGGTCTGCAAGTCGGTCGCGCCAATACTAATCCAGCGTGGATCGAGCCCTTCGGTGTTTCTGAGTTTGGAAACCAATGCACCAAGCTCGACGCCATGCGCCTTGATCTCGTTCATCAGTTCGACTTCGGTTTCAGTCAATTGGCGATAGCCCGTAATCTGTGGCTGTTCAAAAGTTTTCATGTCATTGTTCCTGGCACCGTATCCCGTAATAAAAATCAGTAGCCAAAGGGGCCTCGGAGATGCTCGCTATCGGTCTCGCGCTCGGCTGGCACTGGATGGGCTCGCGGAGGAAGCCGCAGCCCTGGAGCGACAGCGCCATTGTCGATAGGAGCCCGACGCCTAGCAGTGCCGACAAAAGCCAGTACCAGGCCGCCAGCCTCAACAATCTGAAGTAGGACATTCGTGAGTTCCCCGGCATCGACGAGATAGCCCGAACGGCCTAGTAGTCCGGCAGCGATCGTCGCCAGCAGGCCGATGATGGACCGACTCAGATACCACGGCTTCGGCGCCGGTGGGACTACTGTCGGAACTTCGGTATCCCAATCCAGATAGGCAGCATAGGCATCCCGCGTTTTTTGGCCATACCGGCCATCAACCACGAGATTGAATCCTTGCTGATTCAGTGACTCTTGAAGGGCGATGATTTCAGCGCGGTTCATGCCATGGCCTCTTTCCAGAACCCTTTAGCCGTGGCATAGCCAACCGCCAGTAACAGCCCGGTCCAGGTAATGGCCATGCCGCCGTAGATCAGTGGGCACCACAGCAGGCGCCACCCTACCCGATACCAGGGAGCGAGGTCGTTTTCCGGGGTTGCGGGCCAATGTAGCAGTTCAATCATGGTCGATCTCCCCCACTGCGATGGATACTGGTCTCCGTCCAGGTGCTCACATGCTCTTGCGCCATTATAGCCTGTTGCGCATCGGTATAGCCGATAACCTCAATCGGAATACCGTGATCGGCATAGCCTTGGCAGTGTGATAACTCATGCTTGAGGGACAGCCAATTCAGCCCCGGCAAATGGTACACGTTACAGGTTTTCATGCCGCCGTAGGGATATGACTCGAAAAAGGCGAAGCCATAAACCCCGGCCAATAACGCCAGTGGGTTCAGAGTCTCCACCGTTAGGCCGCCAGCCGCTTTGAGTGCGGCGAGATGCGTGTCCGGGTGGCCTTCCATGAAGGGATAGCGGGCGCTGTCTGGGCCTTGAGGCAGGGTATCCATTAGGGCAATCACGCAATCCGGCGTCTCGCATTGGGCTGTCTTGGCGTCAATGGCACTCGTGTCGCGCACCGTGGGCGTGGTGCAGGCGGTGAGGAGCGCCGCCGTGAGGATGAGAGCGGACCTAGCCACCGAACAGGCTCATAAAAACCGCCACCACGAAGCACACGAACCCACCGATGACGCTAATGACGAAGACGAGCATGGCGGCGTCATCGTCACTGGAACGTCGGCCCTGGCTCATTATGCGCCCCACGTCGCCAGCACGGCCCGCTGCCAAGTGTCGGGAGCAATGCAGACGTATAAAAAGCCGTCGGCATAGGCCAATTGCCCAGCCGTGCCGGTAGCATCAGCCGCGAGGGGCTCCGTCACGAACTGCAAAGCCGTTTCAGCCAAAGCCAGCCGCTCATCAATCCCGGCGGCGGGGTAGTTCAGTTTGATGCCAATCATGGTGCGTCTCCGGGGATTTCGTCGCCAATCAGGAGGGCGGCGCGTAGCTGCTCGATCACTTCCGGCGTGGGGGCTTCCAGGCCCTTTTCGGCAGCGAGGGCGGGAATCACCGACTGCCAGGTGGCTGGGTCGCGGGCCTGGATGATGGGTAGGAAGTGGGCTTTAACCGGCGTGTCGGTAAAGACGTAGCCACTGCGCTGGTAGTCGAGGCTGAAGGTGTATTGCCCGCCGCTGTCGGGGTCGATGATCTGCGCCAGGCGATTGGCAGCGTCAATCAGGGCGGCGGGGAAGGCGATGGGTAAGCGGGAGGTCCAGGTGGTCATAGGATCTTCCTCACCACGATGTTGTCAAACGTACCTTCACCAGTAAAATTATTTGCTACGTGAGCGTAGAGCCTTAGCGTTGTTTGTGTCACATGGCAGCTATGGGCTGCATCTAGTTGAGTTAAATAACCGTAAGCATACAAATAATTTAGACCGTTAGAAAGATACAGCCTAAATTTTGTCTCTGGTGAGCCTATTACAGCACGTATTTTAGCATAAACATAATATTGTTCTGGCGATACCGTGAGATCATATCTTGCGTCTATTTGACTTCCTGTATTATTAGGCAACATAATTCCCTTGCTATCATTTTGTTTTAACAAAGATATACCCGCGCCTGTCGTCCAACTTGCCCAGCCTGTCTCAGTGTTGGAATCAAATGTTCCGTAAGGAAATATGTTACCCCCCAACACCGGCACCCAATTGCGCAGATACCGCGATACCACCGCCGTCTCACTCGCCGTCAGCGCCCGGTTGATAATCATCACGGCGCTGTTGTAGCCGTAGGGCGGCGTGAGGTTGTAGGTGGTGGTGATGGTCTGCGCGGGGGTAATGGTCACCCCATCGGCATTGGCGCGAGCAACGGTACAGGCGGACCCGAGCGAGGAGGGAAACGTCGCCATCATCGCCGCCGTGGCGGTATTGCCGTCCAGCCAGTATTTGCCGGAGATCGAAGTTTTTCGGAGATAGGGCTTGTTGGCGGTGGTGGCTTGGAGGGCGGTAACCACATCGCCCCAGGCACCCACCACGCCGTTGATACTTGCCGACGTCGTCCCCGCCGAATCCTCATAGAGATACTGTGGCTCCGGTAGCCACAGGCCGCCGAGGGCGCCGTCCGCGAACATCCGCTGGATGTAGCGCTGATCGAGGAGCTGCTGCTGGGGCGAGCTGGACAGTCCTGGCGCGGGGGCAGCGACCGGGAACAGGCTGGCCCGGCCCGGAGTGGCACCGAGCGCCTGACGGCCCGTGGGACGGCGCGTGGCGAGCATCGGTTACGCCTCGAAGCTGCGCCCGCGCCCGGTGATGGTCACGGTTTTGGCGGAGGTGACGGTGACCAGACTCTTGGCTTGCAGCTTGGCGCCGGCTTCCACTTCGAAGGTGTAAACCCCATCGCTGTCCAGGGTGCCCAGGGTCGGCAGGACCGCCACGCGAGCGGCAGCGCCATCGGTGCCTGACAAGGTGACGACGCGCACCGTCCCCATCAAAAAGACCGTGCCGCCTTTGAGCAGCCCGAACTGGATGTTGACGGTGGACGTATCGTCCGAGCAAATGGCCAACCCTTCGACGCGGAAGCTCTTTAGCCCGGCGGAATTATCATACAGGTCCACCCAAGCGGTGGTATCTGCCGGGAGGATGGTCTTGGCGATGTTCTTGACATCTTTGGCAAACAGGATTGTGTCCGACATTAGCGGGCTCCGAAGGCAAGGGCGATAAGAAGATTGGCACCGTACAGAGAATTTGCTTGGTCAGCGGTAGCGAACGCGCCGACATCTTCAGCGGCTGCTGTACCGACATCCGCTGGCTGCAACGCTGTGCCGGCCAGATCAAGCGCCGCATCAACCGCCGCGCCATCGGCGTAAGAAGATTCGTAAAGGGGCACGGTGGCCATCAGGCAGGTACTCCAAAGATAGCGCCATCGGCGGTGCTGAACGCAAAGCCCCCGGCAGTAAAGACTTCGGTGTCGGCGTAGAGAACGTGGCCGGTGCTGTCCATGAGGTAGTTGCCGTCACTGTCGAGCAGGACGTAGCCGCCGGCGAGCATGGCGGCGAGGGCGGGATCGCCTTGCGCCGTCAGCCCCGTCAGCCGGGTCAGTCGCGTGAGGCCGGTCAGAGCGGCCATTTAGGCGGGCGTCCAGCGACTCAAGGCCACGATGGCCGACCCCTGGGGCGCCCGACCGTAAACATAGCCAGGACCCGATAAGGGCCGGTTGAAGGCTTCCCGCCCGGCGGGGCTGAGTACATGGCCGATCAGGCCGGCGGCGGGCTCGGCCTCGGTGGCCATCGGCACCACCTCCACCGACCCGGCGCGGCGCGGCAAGGTCAAAGTAAAATCATCACCCGCCGTGACCAGCAGAACCCATTCATCGGTCAAGGTGATATTAGAATGTTCGTCAGCCATAGCGGGCCTCGTGAATCAGGCCGCCGTCCGTGGCGGCAGGGGGGACGGGGCGGGGCTTAGGTGCGCTTGGCGCGCTGCAACATCCCGGGCCGGGTGCAGAGGTACAAGGGGTAGCTGTACACCTCGGGTTTCACCCACATATCCCGCTCGCTATCCCGGATCAGCAGGCCGTAGCGGCTCTGACCCAAGGTGTTGACGAACTGGAACGACTCCGCCGGGGAGTAGGCGACGACGAAGGTGCCGGGCGATCCCATCGGGAAAAACTTGCAGGAGTTGGTATCGACGGCGACGGTGGAGTCGTTGTCGGTGCCCCAATAGCGCATGAAGGTAATGCCACCGTATTCCAGCAGGCTGTTCCCGGAGATGCCGAGCATCTGCGCCAAGCCGGTTTGGTCACCATAGAGCGACTGGAACTCGCGCAACTGGGCGACTTCGCTATGGGCCATCAGATCCCGCCAGAAGGCCGTCCCGCACAGGCCGATGCAGCGGGTGCCGGCGGTCCAGCCACCCTTGGCGGCGGCGCGCATCTGGGTGACCACCTTGTCGCAGTTGAGGGCCAGGGCACCGGCGGCGGGGGCGGCATTGTCGAGGTCGAAGTCCAGTTCGCCGGCCTGGGACACGCCCATCTCCGTAAACCAGTTGTAGAGCGTGGAGCCGTCGGCATCCTTGACGATGCCCTGGATGGCGCCGAGACGCAGGTTCTCGTGGGTCAGCTCCATATCCGCCAGGAGGCGGGACTGGCGCTCGGCCACCACCTGCATGATTTGCTGGAGTTCGGTTTCGGAGCCGAAGGCGCGGATGCCCTGGATCTCGTCCGCATAAATGGTATCGCCGCGGGCCAGGCGCACGGTGCGGAAGTCGCGGACGGTGCGCTTGGCGGTCTCCTGCTGGCCGAGGGGCGCGCCACGGGCGGAGGTGTGGATCAGGCTGAGTTCCTGGGCCACCCGCTCAATGGCGACGCTGGTGGTCCGCACCGGGCGGGGGGCGAACAGGTTCATGGCGCCGATGGCCTGGGGCGGGACTTCGATGTCCTGCAACGCCTCGGTCAGGCTGGTCATCGAAAACGCATTCTGGGAAAAAATGTCCATGGTTGCCATGGGGATAGCTCCTGCCGCGCTTAGCGGACGATGATGCCGTTAAGGGCGAGTTGGGCGGTGGCGGTGGTGGTTTCGCCGGCTTCGATGTCCGACGGCCACACCAGTTCGGCGGCGTTGACTTCGGCATCGCGGACGATGGCCACGGCGGCGCCGTCGGCGCTGGCGCCGGTGGTGCACGCCTCCCAGAGCACGGCGGCGGCGGTCTGGCTGCCGTCGGTGCCGTCCTGGTTGAACGCGACATAAGTTGACGCATTGGTGGCGTTGGCGATGGCGACGGCGATGGTGAACTGGGCGGCGGCGCTGAAATCGGTGGAGCCGTCGGCCAGGGTGAACTGCACCTGGCCCTCGTAGGCGGTGCCGACCACGGCCACGCCGTCGAGGGTGCCGTCCGGGCGGAAGACCGCGAAGTTACCGCCGGCCGCCACGCCTTCCGTCAGGCGCACGAGGTAGGTGCCTTCCTGGACGCCGGCGCCATAGGCGGGGTCGGCCAGGGTGCAGGTACCGTTGCCGGTGCCGGTAAAGGCCGGCGTGCCGACGGTCACGGCGCCGGTGTCGGTGGGGATCAGCGCCACCACCTGCCCCGCCACCAGGGTCTGGGAGCGGCCAATGGTCAGGGTCTCGCGCGAGCGGGCGCCGGGGGCTTCGGAAACCAGGAACTCGCCAGTGTGCTGGCCTTCAGTGAGAATGGTCATTACTTAGTACCTGCAAAAGAACGGTTGATTTTGGCGGTCACAGCCTTCCATGCGGCGGCGGGCGGTGGGGGCTCCTCGCCACTGCCGGCGCGGATGGCGGGGCCGGTGTCGCCGGCCCAGACATCGAGGAGGGCGGCGCGGACCTGCTCCAGGTCGAGGCCGGCGGCGATGTAGTCCGGCGCGCGGCGGGCCTGCTGCACCCGCCCGCAGAGGTCGGTGATGGCGGCGACGCGGGCGCGCTCTTCGCCGATGGCCTGGGCACGCACGGCGGCCAGGTCCGGGCCGGGACCCGGATCCGGGGGCGTGGCCTCGGCGGTGGGGGTGTCGAGTACGGGCAGGTCTTCCGGCCCGGCGTCCTGAATTTCAGGCATGGGTTGCTCCTCCGGGGACCGGACGATAGTGACAGGGAAAGTTGCGGATGTACCGTCGCGGCGCACTTGGGCGCCGGCGTCGGCGGGGACCGGGACGATGGAAATCTCCAACGGCTCGAAGCGGGTGATACGCACCAGGTCGGGGGCGCCGCGGGTGGCGGCGGGGGTGCGTTCCAGTTCGTGGATGGCGTAGCCGATGGAGACGTTACGCAGGATGCCGGCGGCGATGTCGGCGCGGATGCCGGCGACCTCGGGGCGCTGGCTGAGGCGGATTTCGGCGCGGCCCAGGTTGTCTTCCACCCAGGCGCGTTCGACCACGCCAATGACGTGGGCGAGGCCATAGTTCTGGTGGGAGTCGAGGACCGGGGCGCCGGCGTTGAGGCGGGTGAGGTCGGCGCCGGCCAGGTCCAGGGATTCCAAAAACGGCTGATCGGCCCACAGGTCGTAACGGCGCACTTCGGCGCCGGTGGACCAGGTGAGGCCGATCACGCCGTCAACGGCGGCGCTCGACGGGGTGTCGATGCGCGCCAGACGGGTTTGCAGGGGGAGCGAAGGGGTAGGCATGGCGGTTAGCTCAAGAGGGCCGAGGGGCCGGAGGCGGTAGCCGGGCGGGGGGTGGTCATGCGGCTTGGGCCTCCAGAAAAACGGGAAAAGCGTTTTGACGCGGGGCAGGCGGGGGCGGGGCGACGGGGGCGGCAAAAAGTTGGCCTTGCCGTTGCGCATCCGCCAAGCGAGCCGACGAGAGGGCGTGATAGTCTGGATTCAGTTCGATGCCGACATAGCGGCGCCCGTGACCAACCGCCACCACTCCAACGGTCGCTGCGCCATTGAAGGGATCCAAGATGAGATCACCCGGACGCGACCCGGCAAGGATGCAGGGCTCCACCAGCTTGGGCGGCATGACGGCGAAGTGGGCGCCGGCATAGGGCTGGGTGGCGATGGTCCAAACGGAGCGGCGATTACGCGTTAGCGGGCCTTGATTGGTTCCTAATTTTCCTGCTTGGTTTGTGCCTAACGCTGCCTGCTTGTGTTGCGCAACAGAAATAGGTGAACCAACAGGCTGTAACGCGGTTTCCTGTATTGCTGCCGCATCCCAGTAATACCGCGCGCTCTTGGTCAGCAGAAACAGATATTCATGCGACTTGGTGCAGCGATCCGTAACGGATTCCGGCATGGGGTTAGGCTTGGCCCAGATGATGTCCTGGCGCAGATACCAGCCAGCCGATTGCAGGGCGAAGGCGACACGCCAGGGGATGCCGAGCAAGTCTTTCGGCTTGGCGCCATCTTCGGGACGGATACTCATTACCCGGTTGGGCAGTTTGTCATCGCCGTCGCGCGATTTTCGCCCGCCGTTGCTATAGCTATCGCCAAGATTCACCCAGCAAACCCCATCATCCTTGAGCACACGCCACACTTCGGCAAACACCGCCACCAGATTGGCGACGTACTCATCCGGGGAGGCTTCCAGGCCAATCTGCCCGTCATGGCCGTAATCCCGCAGACCGTAATAGGGCGGCGACGTAACGCAGCATTGCACCGATGCCGCGGGCAGGGTCTTGAGCACGTCCCGGCAATCGCCGGTGTGCAGCGTGGCATTACCCATGCGCACCGGCTCACCCATGACGGCCCCGCTCCGGATCCGGGGTGGCGTCGTCCGCGTCATCCTGTTCATCCTGGTCATCCATGTCATCCCCGGCATCATCGCCATCCGGCTCATCATGAACCGGCGGGGCAGGCGCGGCGGCGGGGGCGGCGATGCTCTCCGGGGCGGCGGGGGTGACGTTCTGGCGCGGGTCGCTGGCCAGGACCACGCCGGCCTGGTCAAGTTCGGCATTCCAGGCGGCGATTTCGGCAAGGGTGGTGGCGGGGTCCATGCCCTGCTGACGGATGGCCTCGGGCATGGAAATCAAGCCGGCGCGGATTTTCTGCACCAGGGCGGGGATCTCGCGCACCTCGTCCACCATGATGCGGGCCGGGGCGGTCCACAAGGGCACCTCGGGCGCTTGCAGGCGCGGGGTGACCAGGGCCTCGGCTTCCAGGTACCAGCGGGCCAGGGGTTGCAGCAATTGCGGGCCGAGCATCCCCCACCGCCAGGCGGCGATGTTGCGCGAGAACTCGTTCCAGCCCATCCTGGCCGAGGAGAAATTCACCTGGGACAGGTCGCCGGTGATGATCTCGTAGGGCAGGCCATAGGCGGCGGCGACGGCGCGCAGTTGGGCGGCGATAAAGCTCTGGTCGTCTTCCGGCTGGGGCGGGGTGGCGAATTGCATCTCGGTGCCGGGCACCAGGTATTCGATGGTCCCGGGTTCCAGCTTGTCGAGGGGGTGATAATTGTCCGGCTGCAGTTCTTCGGGGATCTCGGCGAGGCTGTCCACGCGGCGGAAAGCCATGAAGCAGGCGGCCAGGCGCATCCGTTCGCGCTGGGCCTCCTGATAGTCGGCGATGTGGCGCATGGCCAGATAGCCGGCACGGCCCCAGGGCACGCCGCGCACCTGGTTGGGCCGTTCGGTCAAGAAGAGGTGCAGGATGTCGGCGGCGGGGACGAAGACGGAGCCGAAGGCGGCGAGGCGGATGGCGTCGCCGGGGTGTTCGCGGTGCAGCCAGTAGCCGGTGCGGCGGTCGTCGCGGTCGAACTGGACGCCGAGGCGGATGTAACCGCCCTCCGGCAGGACTTCGTTACGGGTGTGATCCAGATAGTCGCTTTCGAGCACCTGGATCTGCAAGGGGACCGGCAGGGCCGGGTCGCGGGCGGGGCGGCGGCGGACCAGGACCTCGCCAGATTCGACCACGGCGCGGAGAATTTGCGCTTGCAGGCCGTAGCCATCGGCGCGGCCGGCGGCATCGCAGCCGGTGGCCTCGTACCAGGCGGACCAGCGTTTTTGGCGGCGGGCGCTGGACCAGGTGCAGCGGATGCCGGCGCCGACGGTGTTGTTGACGATGGCGGCGACGCCGCGCTCGGCATAGGCGTTATTCCGTACCAGGTCGCGGTGGCGGTTGCGCAGGGTGACCAGATCGCCTTGGATTTCTTGGTTGGGGCCGGTGCTGCCGGCCGTCCAGTCGGCGGTGCGCCGCGAGAGGGCGGCGCCTTCATAGCGGCGGGTGGCCGTCAGGGGGCGGCCATGGCGATCCAGCAGGGGGGGATTAATAGCCGCGCCCATATTCCAGATACCGGCGGGTCTGGCGGGGGGTGGCGGTGGCGTTGGCGACATCGACGCGGGCGATGGCCAGGGCCTTGAGCAATTCGGCGAGGGATTGGTATTGAATGCGCCGGTCGCCGAGCTGCACCGTCAAGTGCCCGGAGGCGGCGGCGGCTTCAAGGGTGGCGAGTTGAGAGGCGTCAAAGGCCATGCGGGCGCTCATGTGGGAAATCTGAGCTTAGGCTAGGGCGGGGGGGGGTGTCAGAAATAGAGGAGATTGAGCGGGGGGAGGAAATATTTTGAAAAAAGGCTAGTTATTTTATTGACACAGTATCGTTACAAGCTATACTTATAGTTAAGGGAAGGGCAAGACGGCTAGAACCGCAGAACCCTCCACCGGGCCTCCGAACCGCGCGAGACCGACCCGGGACCAAGACACCAAGACCCCGAACCACTTACGACGCAACTTGGAGAAGAACGATGAAAAAAATCCAGATAAAAGAGAATATTCCCGTCATTTTGCTGATCGGCAAAAACGAGGTATTACGCCTGATGCCGACCCGGAACGAGCTAGGCGAAATCTGCTTGATGATTGATATGTCGTCCTCCGGTGTCGAGTACCGCTGGGACGGGAAGGCCAGACAGCTAATAACTGACGCCGAGCAATAATCACCACCAGCCCCACGGACGGGGCCAACCCGGAGAGAGACCATGAACGCCACCGCTTACAATGACCTACTGAAAACCCTATCCACCCTGGCCGAGCACGACGAAGCCGGCGCCCACTTCACCATCACCACGCCACCGGAGACCCTGGCCGCCCTGGAAACCGAGGGCCTGATAACCATTAGCCGCCCGGTGCATCCGGCGACGGGTATCGCCTACGCCGAAGAATATTGGCGCCTGAATATCACCGATCTTGGCTTGGAAGAAGTCGAGGCGGCGGGATTCTGAAATACCACGGCCCGGCGACGGGCCACGCACCGAGGAGAGAGAACATGAACAACTACGCGATTATTGATACCAACTCCGGGTTCGTCTGGTGGTGCGGTACGGCCACCGACTCCGAAACGGCCTGCTATGCCGCCGATGACGAATGCAAGGGGCGCGATGAAGACGGGTATTACGAAATGTGTGCGGAAGAGGTGCGTGACTCGCGCGGCATCTATGACGTGCGTATCGCCCCGCCTGGCTACACCGTTGACGACGGGCAAGACCCGGACGCCATCGCGGCGGTCGAGGCCATGCCGCGCGCTGGGCTTTATGCCTGGTACACCAACTGACAACATCCGGCCCACGGACGGGCCATCACCGAGAGAGAGACCATCATGAACTTCGCCCGTTATTTGAAAATCTGCGCCTGGGCTTATCGCCGTTACACCCACCACGGGCGCACCGTACTCTATCAAGGCCCTAACAAAATGCAGTATCTCAGGATTGAAGAGTCGGCTTGGCACAAGTACGTCACTTATTGATCGATCAACACCGGCCCGGATACGGGCCATCACCGGAGAGAGACCATGAACACCCTGACCATTGCCGAATACAGCCCCGAGGATCATACCTTTTTCGCGCGGACCCTAGAGGCCGATGCCTGCTCCGGCGAGATGGTGTTTTTGGGTAAGGCGACGGATGACGAGATCCGGGAATATGCCAATGCTAATTTGTGCGCACCGGACTGCGGCAATTTCGACACCGCCGCCGTGCTATGGGAAGAGGAGGACTAGCCATGCCTGACCAAAACGGCAATCCGCTTTATACCAACATCAAGCGCGCCGCCGATGGCCTCTGGGGCGCGAATGTCTGGTTCGGCTCGCACTGCGCTACCAATTTGAGCCGCCGCTACTACCGCACCCGCGACGAGGCCCGCCAAGCCGACATCAGCCACGGCATCGGGCAAGACGGCTGCGTGCGTATCGGCGCCTATCTCAATCCAGGATACCCCGACGGCGACTGGGAGGAGGACGACCATGAAGGCTATTAGCCCCGGCGCCGCGCTTCAGGCGCTCCGCCCCACCCTGGCCAAAGTCTGCGCCCACTGCGGGACGGGCTTTACCGCCAAGGACCCGCGCGCCAAGTTTTGCAGCAATCGTTGCCGGCAGGCGGCGAAGTATCAGCAGGTCAAGGCGCGGCGGGAGGCGAACAAGCTCAAGCCGTAGCCTAACGGTGGAGCACTTCGTACTGCTCCGCCGGGAGCCACGCCTTGCAGCGGCGACAGCGACACTCGCCCGGATCCCGCATCGTATCGATATGGGCGGGCGCGCGGGGGTCGTCGCGCTCGACCCAGCGGGCGCAGGTCAATTTCTGAGGGCATTTTTTGTCCTCGCAGCGGGTGATCTCAGGCGCTAGCATCGGCGGCCTCGGCGGGGAGGTGGTGGGCGCAGGGTTCGGTGTTGCAGTGGTACTTCGGGCGCATGATGGCGTAATGCCGCAGGGCGTGGCCTTCCCGTTCCAGCCAGCGGCGGCAGGATTGGCGGCAGTTACACAAGGGGTCGTGACAGCGGGGCTCGTCGGGCGGCAGGGGGCTATTCATCCAGCATCTCCACCCTGATCCCGGCTTCGCGGAACATGGCCTGGGCGAGGCGTAGGGAGTCCCCCCAGCGGGCGGCGAGGGCGGCGGGGGGCGGCAGGGAGACGACGCGGCGAATGCCGGCTTGGATGGCCAGGGAGGCGCACTGGCTACAGGGCGGGAGCGGCCAGGTGTACAGCGTCGCCGCCCGGCTTTGTCGCCTGCCATGCGTAGGGCGTTGGCTTCGGCGTGGACCGTCATCGCGTATTTGATGTCGCGGTTGAGGAGGCGGTCCGGGTGGTCCTTGACCCCCGCCGGCAGGCCGTTGTAGCCGAGGCCGACGACGCGGTTACCGATGGCCAGGACGGCGCCGACCTGGGTAGTGTCCTTGCTCCAGCCGGCGACGTGCATCGCCAGTTCGACAAAAACGGCGGTTCCATTTTTTGCTCATGCGGACGGGTCCTCGTGGTGATGAAGTTGACAGCATTCCCGGGCCTGCTCCGCCGTGGCGAAGACGCCCAGCAGGGCCACCCGTTGCGGGGGGAATTCCCCGATGGCATAGCGCAAGCGGTGCTCGGCTTGCGCTTGCCACTTCCAAAAGTTCAGTTCCGGTAGTTCCTCCGGCGCCCAGGCGGAGAACCGCCAGCCACCGGGGAGGCGGATGGCGGTCACCCGGTAGCCGTCGGCGCTGCGCTGGATACCGGCGTGGGGATCCAACCAGGACAGGCCGGGGCGGCCGGCGCCTACCGATACCATTGCGACCGCCGGCGCTTGACGGTGGACACGGAGACGTGCGCGCGGGCGGCGACTTCGCGGGCGGGCAGGCCGTCGGCGAGGGCGGCGGCGATGACGCTATCGCGGGCCGGGCGGTCACAGGCCGGGATGTAGCATTGACTCCCGCCCCAGCGGCGGCGGGTTTCGGCCAGGGCACGGCGGCACAGGGTCTCGTCCAGGCCCAACTGCACCAGGGCGGCCAGGGCATCGGCGAGGGGGTCCTGGCTTAGGCCCATGACGAAGCGCGCGGGGTGAGGCGCGGCTTGGCGGGCCGGGGCGGCGGGGCGCCGGGCGGGAGGGTGCCACGGCTGGCCTGGCGGGCGCGGACCTTGGCGTCCAGTTCGCCGGGGATCAGGCGCAGGGCGGCCAAAGCATACGTGAGGCAATCCAGCGACTCATTCCTGGCCCGGGTGGCGACCCATTCCTGCATCGGCCGATGGCCGCGAAACTTGGTGACCAGCCGCTCGGCGGCCAACTGGGCGAAATATTCCTCGTCGCAGGCGTGCCCCGTCGGGAAGTGGATATAGCCGGGGCCGGGCTTGGCGAGCTTAAGGCGGGCATAGAGGAGCGACTTGCCTTGATCGACGCCGAGCGGTTCCAGAATCACCCCGGCGCGGGCGCGGCGGCGCAGGCGTTGCAGGCGGCGCTTGTAGTCCTCGACCAGGGGCCGGCCCAGACCGGCGAAGCCTTTGACGGCGCGGGACCAGCGGCGGGCGCGGACGAACTCATAGACCAGGCTGGCGTTATAGCCGGAGTCGATGGCGGCCATGTCCACCGGATAGGCGGTCAGGGTTTCGGCCAGCTCTTGCCACAGGTCCGGGTCGGTGGTGTCGCCGGCGAGAATGTGGTGATCGATCACCCACGCCTCTTCGCCGAGGCCCCAGGCGACGATGGTCGCCTCCAGGCGGTCTTTTTGCACGTCCACGCCGGCGGTGATGACCCCGAACGGCAGGGCGGCGAGGGTGTAGTCTTCGCGGCGGGTGATGAGGCTCACGTCATCGATGCTGTCGCCCTGCTCGCGCCACACTTCGCCGAGGTAGGTGTTGACAAAGCTCTTGAGTTCGGCGGAATCGCCCTGGGAGTTGACCCACTTTTGCGCGACCTGCACCCAGTTGAGGCCGAGGCCGATGGGTGCGTAGAGGGCGTTGAGGTGGTAGCCGTGGGTGTGGCTGATATGCGGCCGTTGCGCCACCCAGCGCCCGGCGGCGAGCATGGCGGGCTTGTGGCTTTCGCTGATTTCCGCCCCGCATTCGTGGCACAGATACCAGGCTTCGAGCACCTGGGGGATGGGGTGCGGGTCATCGGCGGGCGGCGGGGCGGTGCGGTATTTGAGCTGGTCCCAGAGCATCGGCTGGTAGTGGCCGCAATGGGGGCAGGGGAGCAGGTAGCGGCGCATGTCGCTGCGGTTGTACATCAGGTCGATGCGCGACTTGCCGGCGATGGTGGGGGTCGAGATCAGGTAGGTTTTCGCGCGGGTGAAGGTCCTCTGGCGGTTTTCGATCAACGTCATCGGATCCCCTTCGTCGCCGACATCCCAGGGGAAGGCATCCACCTCGTCGCAGATGACGTAGGGCAGATGGTCGGAACGCAGGGAGTCCGGGGAGTTGGCGCCGGATTTGATGAGGCGGGCCCCGGCGCCGTATTCCAGCAGGTCGCCGCGGTTGGCTTTGTTGCGGGCGGCGGAGACGGTCAGGCCGGTCAGCACCGGGCTTTCGGCAATCATCTTGGTCAGGCGCGGGTTGAGGGAGCGGTCGCGCATTTCCAGGGTGGGGACGACGATGAGGGCATCCTTGTTTTGCAGGTGGTGCATCAGGTAACCGATCCAGTTGTTCATGGCTTCGGTGTTGTGGGTGGGGATCAAGGCCCGGCCGCACAGATAGAGATGGCTGGGGCTATCGACCCCGATGCAGCGCACCGGACGAGAGGGGACCGGGCGCACGTTGACGATGAAGCGGCGCCCGACGATGGTGGGATGTCCGGCGCCGGCGGGTTGTTGGCGGTCGCGCTTGCGGGCCAGCCGGAAGACCGGGCGGTCGGCGTAGGCGTGGAAGTTGATGCGGTAATGCTCGGTCGGTGGCCGGTCGCGGAGGCGGCGATAACCACTGGTGGCAGTCACCACGCATAGGCCCGGCTTGAAACCCAGGCCGGTGATAAGGGCCATGACCTCATCCGCCAGGGTGGCATTGGCGGTGCTGTATTCAATATGCCCGTCACGGGTGATGGAGCCGTCGCCATCGAGGAGGCCCTGCAACAGGGCCAGCCGTTGCGCCGCACTGGCGCGCTGATAGCGGTCAGGGATGCGCTTGGCGGCAAAGATACCCAGGTCCTTGAGGCGGGTGATGAAGCCGGGCGCGCGCATGATGGGATCCAGGGGCTTGTCGTACTTAAACGCCATGGCGTGCTGACGACAGCATTCGGCGCAGAGCAATTGCCCGGCGGGCGTCTGGTAGGTGCCGACTTCCTCCCGGCGATGACCGCGCAGACATTCCCCCGCGACCGGCAAGGCGTCGTCAATGTGCAGCATGATGTTAGCGGCCCGCCCTTTTTGCCAGTCGGGCCGGCGGGCGGTGGCGGTCCAGCCATCGGCGGTCAGATGGCGCGCCAGTTCGTCCACGTCATCCTCGGCTTTGGTGCATTGATTGGCGTAGCTGTTGCCATCGGCCAGCCAGAAGCCGAGGACATAGGGCGGGATCAAGAGGTCGTCGCGCTCGGGCAGGTCCAGGGGGCCGGCGACGGGGATGCTGTAGCGGCGGCGGCCGTGGGTGAATAGATAGGTCGCGGCGATTTCGGCGGTGGTCTTGAGGGTCATCTGGCGGTGGACGCCTTTGACCTTGCCGTGATGACCGGGGAAGGCGTCATGCACCGACCAGCGATGCTCGCCATCACTGACGACGGTAGCGCCGTCAGAGAAAGTGATTTCGTAACAGTCGCGGCCCGTCTGGATCGGCTCCACCAGGACCACGCGACAGGGGCGCCCGGCTTCGTCAAAGACCTGATCGCCGACCTGGATCTCGCCCATGGTGGTCCAGCCGGCGGCGGTGGCGATGGGGGTGGCGATATCGAGGGGGGCGCCCAGCCCCGAGGATTTGCAGAAAACGATGGTGCGGGTGGGGGAGTGTTCGGACAAATCGTCCTGGATGGCGCGCAAGTAGGGCGTCAGGCTGGTGCGCCAGGGGCCGGGGGCATTGGTGCCGGAGGCGAGGATGCGGTAGCGGTCGGCCCATTGGCTGACCGTGAGGATGGGCCGGGGGCGCAGACCGCGGGCCAGGCGTTGCCCGACCAGGGGCAGGGCGTCACTGGCGGCGGGCAGGCGGGCGGCCAGCTCGCGCATGGCGTCGTGCAGGGTGTCGCTGAGCAGGTAGTGGAGGCGGGTTTCGTCGCGCTCGCCGGCGATGGCGCGTAACCAGCGCCCGGCCAGGGCGGCGAGGGCCTGGCGGATGACGGCGCGGGTGGTCATGGCCGCGGCCAGGGCGTGGCGGGTGTCCACGGTGGCGGCGGCTAATTCCTCGACCTCGCCTTTGACGCGGAGGAGGCGCAGCTTGTCGCGTTCGAGTTGGTAGTCGGCGAGGGTGAGGGCGGCCATGGGGATCCGGGGCGTTAGCGCGGCAAGAGGAGCGGCAGGATGCCGGTGTGGTCCTGGAAGCGTTGCAAGGTGATAGCGACGTAGGCGGGACTGATTGTATTATAATGCTCAGCATGAAAAACACTCAAATCACCAAAACATGCGTCAAGTGCAATAAGTCTTTTAATGTAAAGGCTTATAGGGATAAAACCGCTCATTATTGCTCCAAAGAATGCTGGTCTACTCGCAACCCACCACCAGAAAGAACTTGTCCGACATGCGGAAAATTGTTCAACTCCAGAGACAAAAGAGCGAAATTTTGCTCTAGAAAATGCGCAACTCTTGTCAGGGTTGGAGAAAAAGCCGGAGCATGGAAAGGCGGCACAAGCTTGAACAGCAAGCGATCTAAGGCTCGCGGCGAATTGTCCATTTGGAGGAAAAATGTATATGAGCGCGACAATCACACTTGTCAGCATTGCGGAAGCGTTGGCGGAAGTCTTCATGCGCATCACGTCAAACCAGTATCAGAATATGAAAGTTTAATGTTAGATGTTAGCAACGGAATTACTTTGTGTGTAAAGTGCCATGAAGAGGTACACGGGAGAAAATTAACAACTCCAGCATCTTTCAAAAAGCATTGCGTTATTTGTGGAGCAAAAACATCTGGTAGAGGTATGTATTGCAGGCCATGCTCGATAAGAAAAAGCTGGGAAAAAAGAAAAATTGATCATTTGTCTAATACTGGCATTATTCCAGTGTGATCTAAAAATCTTTGCAATGTCACACCGACATATCCAGGAGATATCTCGATGGCCCGGCAGTGGCGGTTGAGGTTTTCGCAGGCGATGATCGTGGTGCCGGAACCGCTGAAGGGCTCGTAGAGGATCGCGCCGCGTTCGCTGCTGTTTTCGATCAGCCGCTCGATCAAGGGCACCGGCTTCATGGTCGGATGCAGGTCGGCTTTTTGCGGGCGAGCGAATTCCAGAATGGACGTTTGGAAGTCGCCATAAAACCGATGGCCGCCCGCCTTCCAGGCATACAAAATCGGTTCGTGCTTGTAGGCGTAATCCGTTCGCCCGAGCACGTGATTATTTTTGAGCCAGATGAGTTCATGGCGCGGCTCAATGCCGGCGCCCATCATCATCATCATCATCATCATCATCATCTGGTCGCCACCTTGCGGCATGAAGCAATAGACAACCGCGCCTTTGGCCATGGCGTCATTCATGCCAGCAAAGGCGCTTTTCCAGAGGGCTTGGGTGGCGGCTTTGTCCAGATGATCGTTTTCGATTTTGGTTTCGATCCTGTCGCCATTGTCTACCGCGTTCAAAAAAGCGTTTTTGCTGGCGTAAGACACCCCATAGGGCGGGTCGGTCACGACCAGCGAGGCCAGATCACCTCCCATCACCCGCGCCACGTCATCCGCCCGCGTGCTATCGCCACACAACAGCCGATGATGCCCCATCTGCCACAATTGGCCCGTCTCCACCCCCCACTTGACGCGCAATTCCTCGGCCCGGTCGGTCTGCGGTTCGGTGTCGCCTTCACGGACGGGACCGGGAACGTCCAGGCCATTGAGCAACCGATCCAGCTCCTCCCCATCAAAGCCGGTCAAGCCCAGGTCGAAGCCATCCAGACTGAGGGCGGACAGTTCCAGGGCCAGGAGGTCTTCATCCCAGCCGGCGCCGAGGGCCAGTTGGTTATCGGCCAGGATATAGGCGCGCTTCTGCACCTCGGTCAGATGCGCCAGCCGCAGGCAGGGGACGGTGGCCAGGCCCAACTGCTGCGCCGCGAGATAACGGCCATGGCCAGCCACGATGCCGCCCTGGGCGTCGATCAGGACCGGGTTCGTAAAACCAAATTGCTGGATGCTGGCCACCAGTTGCGCCAATTGCGCGGCGCTATGGGTGCGGGCGTTCTTGGCGTAGGGCGTCAGGGCGGCCAGGGGTAGCTGTTCGAGCTGGGGATCGGTGGACATGGGGACTCCGGGGTGAGGGGGGATCAGCCTGCCATCCGCGCCAGTTCGTCATCGACGTACCAGGCGAGGATGCCGTTGAATTGGGCGGCGACTTCGGTATCGGCGCGCTCGTTCCACTTGTAGCGCTTGCTGTAAGTGGGCGGGTTGATGAACCACAACAGCGGGCGCCAGGCGCCGCCCTTTTGCGCGGCGGAGGTGCTGCCTTTCCAGTAAATGCCGTATTCATCGCCCGGCTCGCCCATGAGCAGGAACTTGTTGTCGTCGGTGACGGGGGCGTAGGGGTTGGTGCCCATGTTTTGCAGCATGAAGCTGATGAGGGAGCCGCGCAGGTTGCCGTAGGCGTCCAGGGGGGCGCCGAGGGCCGGTACCCAGACTTTGCCGGCGGGCATAAAGCGGAACTGCTGGAGAATCTTGGCGGAGCGCTTGGGGCCGGCGGGGGGGCCGCCTTCAATCTGCACGCCGAGCACGGATTCGGTGGTGGCGAGGGTCTTGCCGTAGAGGTCGCCGACGAAGACTCCGGCGCCTTTGATGCCGGGGACGGCGACGGTATAGCCGGGATTGCTGAAGGACAGGCTGGTGGCGCCGTATTTTTTGTAGAGGATCGAGGACAGGGTGCCAGGGACCGGGCGGTCGAGATCGGACTTGGCTTGTTCGCGCTCGGCGACCATGAGGTTGTAGGCCATCTTGTTCTGCGCCCGCTCGTTGGCGCGTTCCAGGCCGGGACCCAGGTCGGCAATGAGGGCGGAGACGCTGTTTAAGCCTTCGAGGCGGATGGCACTCATGACGTAATCTCCGGGGACAGGGGGCGGCGGGTCATGGGTGCTCCTCACGAGTGACGGGGCGGCGGGTGCGCCCGGCGGCTTTCAGCCGGCGCAGACTGTCCACGCCCCCCCGATCAAAAGCCCGCGCGACCTGGTGCAGCTCGCGCTGGAGCAGGCGTGCCTGTTCGGCGGGCTCCGGGGCGGCGGCCAGGCGGGCGGCGTATTGGTCCACCACGCGGTGCAGGTGGTCGAACAGCCGGACGCCGAGGCCCTGGCTTTCGCGGCCGACATCGGCAAGGAGCAAGCGGCTGCCTTTGAGCAAGCCGAGGTCCATCTTGGTGATGGCGTTTTCGGCGGCGAGGCGGGCGGCGGCGAGGGCGGTGCGGTCGAGACCGGGGCCGGCGCTGTCGGCGGACGGGTCCAGCGGGCGCATGGCGGGCGCCAGGGTCGCTTGGCGGGCGGGGGGGGGAGTGGGAGACGGGTCCGTGGCGGCGGGGGCGTCCTGGGGGCGGTCAGAGGCGCCGAATGCTGTCGTCA